CTACCACCAGAAAATCCACCCCCTAATACTTGACCAGCTCTTCCACGCATTGATGCCATAATCATGTTATCATATTCCATATCAAATTGCATAGCGTTAGCTACTTGTTCTCCAATATCATTTACTTCTATAAGAACAAATGCTTGATTGTAGGCTCTAGCTACTTGATATATTTTTTGTGGAAAGATAAGTGGTTTGACTTCGTTGTCTCTATACTTTGCAACCATTCGATATGGTACTTGGGTAACATCGAACACAATGTACGCTGAGTAGTCATTAGAAGTCCCCCTAGCCACATCAGCAGTCAAAAGGTATGTATTGCCCTCCTTTGGTTGTTCATAAACATCAAGTCCAGCATTTGATTGCAATGGTTTCCGATATGTAAGTCTTCTCAATGTTGACGGTGAAATGAGTGTATCTATCGAACCAAGAAATTCACATTCAAACTCTGTATTGAATTGTTGTTCACTTGTATTAGCAATGGTTTCTTTTTTCCATTTTTCATCACGGCCAGGAACTTCACTCCAATGAACCTCAATGGGAACATAACTATTTCTTTCTTCTTCTGCTTCTGTCCAAATCTTATAGAACATATTCATACCATGTGGTGTAGAAACAATCATCACCTTTGTAGATTTACCCGAACTTATTGTAGGATAAACTGAACTAAAGAATTGTTCTGCAACATTACTTGGAACGTAGGCGAACTCATCCAAAAATATGATATTGTATGAACCCCCACGAACAGCACTAGCAGAAGTAGACGAAGCCAAGATTTTCGATCCATTTTCAAGTTCTAAACTTCCTTTGTTCCATGACATAACTCCTTGTTGTAACCATTGTGGTAAGTGTTCGTATGCAAGTTGTAACCTACCCAGTAAGTCACGAGCAGTTGCTGCTTTGTTAGCAAGAATTGCAATATTTACACTAGGATTAAATAGAGCGTAATGTAATAGATAAGATACCATAACTGTAGACTTACCAGACTGCCTTGGTAGTTTACAAATAGTAAAACGATTGTTGTGGAATGTACCAACCATCTCTTTTTGGAATGGATACATTTTAAATGGTATCAAACCTTCATCAAGAGAAACAATTTTTACATAATTTTGAATAAAGTAAAGAGGGTCTTCCGCACATCTTTGGTATTCAAGAAGTTCTTTTTTAGTCCACTCTTGTTGTACGTTAGCTTTTTTAAGATTTGGATTCCCTAGATAGGTAGTCTCAGCCATCAGAGCTGCCCTTTAACATTTTTTGCAGTTCTGCAGTAGAACCGACAAATAAAGCATTAGTAACATTCTTTGGTGCATTACTTGGGACTTCTTTGAGTCTCTTCATCTTTTCTTGTAATTCAACTAGTTTATCTGTAACATCTGCAACCTGTTTAATACCATTAAGTGCAACTTCATATGCTCGTGGATGTTCACCCTCTTTGGCAAGTTCTAAAATACCATCAATTGCATCCTGACCACGTTCAATTAGATTATAAAGGTTTTCTCTTTGATACTTATAATCATTATCAATATCATCTTCTGTTATAGAAGGTTGAGAAATTTTTCTTGGAATAGTTATTGCAGTTTCAGCAAACGCCTTTTCTACAGGATTTACTATTCCAAGAGCCTCATTTATTATATTGTCAGCAGAGGTCATTTCCTAACATCAGTTCCGCTTACTGGATCATAGTTCTTTGCGTCCTCAAAGAAAGAAGATGTCTCGTTAAATCCAAAATCATCGTCAGCATCAGCTGTGCCTGGCGTTGGTGTAACAGTATATCTTTGTTCTCTTGTAGGTGAAACATCTGGTAGGTTTGCATACTGGTCAACTTGAACCGTTTTAATAACCTTACTAGAAGTAACAGGACCATATAAGAAAAACTTTGCAGTGAATGACATGGTGTATATAATTGCCCGTCTTGCTTCAAAATCTCCTTGATAACTATCCTCGTATGAAACATCAGTAAGAACCATAGGTACATCCTTTTTAATTCCCATATCCGTCATATCTTTAATTGTCAAAGTATAATCGGGTTGAAAGTAAGGAAGAATTTGTTCTACAATTTGTAAAGCATCATCAGAGTTTTTTGCCATAGCATATAAAGTAATATTCATGTTATATGGAACTGGCATAAATTGAGTATCTAATTTGTTTGAATCTGTACTGGAAGATTTTACTTTTTTAAATTTTTGTACACGATTCATTTTACGAATAGGATCATAAGTAAGACTACCAATCTCAAAACCAAGTCTGGGTAAAGTAATTGCTGTTGCACCTGTCGCAGATGGGTCTTGATCAAGTCTAGTTAAAAACTTTTGTTTTGGACCATAAGCCAATGGAACTTTCATACTTTGTATTACAGCTCCACTATTATTTTTACGAACTATTTGTATGTCATTGAACATTGTTCCAAATGCTACAATTACATTCCTAATTGATTCGTGGTAAAATTGTTGACCTAACATTATATTTAACTCCCTACATCACCAAATGGATTTGTTTCTGAAAAATCTAAAACATTATTATCAAGATCATCGAATAATTCATTTTGTGTCGTTTTATCTATTTCTGCGTCACCTATTATATAGTCTTCTGAAATTAGGTACTGTAACTCTCCTGTATCTGCAGCATTTTCTAACAGAATACTTTCACCTACAGAAGTATTATCATCTTCAGCAATTAAATTATCTGCAGAAGAATTGTTAGACACTGCTATAGAAGAGTTTTCAGTTAATAGTGAACCAGTTGCACCACTATTTCCTTCTAATAAAATTCTATTATCGTCTTCAAGTGAAACTCTAATGAAGTTAAGATCAGTACCATCTAGAAGCACTAATCCACTATCTAAGAAAAATTCTAGTGATATATCTTCATTTACTGTAGATGACTGTTCTAACGTAAATTGGAACTGTGAAGTGTCTTGAGTCAGTTCACTTTCTATAGCATCAATTGTAATAATACCTGTATCAATTATTTCGCCAGAGTATTCATATTGCTTACATCTTAACTTGTATACTGGATTATTATCTAATTGGTAGAATGGTTCGTCATGGTCTACAAAACTAATTTCAAACATTTTTTCAATTACTGGATGATAAACTAAATCACCTTCTAGTGGCCTATCTGCATCAGTTGTTGCTATGTCCATAATAATATAAAAATTATCTCCATCTACAGTAGTAAGAATTGAAGAATTATTATCTTGACTTACACTACCAGATTCTAATAAAATAGAACCGCCACTAGTATCTGTACCATCTTCTAATTCAATTTGACTATCCATCTCTTGGAAGCGTTCTTTAGAAACTACAAAGGTAATCTCATTGCGGTTCTCTAAACCAAACTGATTTATAATCTCTTTGTCTCCACCAAATCCTTCTGCATTTTCAACATACATCTCTATAGGATGTTGAGTTGTAAATTTAGAAAGAGAATCTTCACCCAATACATTGTCTAATGCCACAGTAGTTCTATTGACATAATAAACATCATGTCCATAAATCTGTATTGCTTCTTTAAGTAAGTTTTGATATAAACTTCTTTCTGATGCAAGAGAATGTAGATTATTAGTATGAAATGCGGTGTTGACAGCCATATTTCTATCCTACCATGAAAGGGTCACTGATAACCACTAATAACTGAATCTGTTCTTCTAATCTGTTTAGTTCTTCTATTGCTTGAGAGTAGATAGTTTCTCCGTTCATAGTTACACCACCTAACATGGCAACACCATTAAACTTAGAGAGGTTTGCGCCCCACTGTCTTTTAATCAGAGATGTTGCATATCTCTTTAAATAGATATCATCAAAAATATCACTATATGCAGCTGGGTCTACTTTTCGATAACATTCGATAATTAGATATTCACCAGCAGTTATACCTTGTGACCAATCCATATCTATGTAAAGTCTATTTTGGTGTTGATTAAATCTTACGGGCTTTTCACCAACCAATATATGAGATAAATGATCTAGTTGTTGCATTGTCATTTGATAATGAATAATTGATGTAGATGAAAAATCATACAGATCATTTAATCTAAGTTGATAACGAATATCAAACATATTGTTTGTAGAAGAGTCATCAAAAGGAAATATTTGAATTACTGAAACTACAGAAGATGGCATAGGTATAAAACCTTTACCTTCAGAGAATGAAGCAGTTACACTACTATCCACAGAATCTGTAACAGTTGTTGTATCATTAGATTTTGCTCGCGTAATGTCGTCTTCAGTTACTTGATATTTTAGATACATCTTTTCAATACCATCATAGTGGTATTGTGCAAAGTATTGCAAAGCCTCATCAATACGATCATCTACTTGATCTGCAGATACGTTAATATCAATAACACCAAAACCTAGAGCTCTAAGGCAATAATCTTTAAATGTTGCTTTTGTTGTAGGTATAGCCATTATTTTTTTCCTTTATCTCTTATTTAGGTATTATCGAAGCGGAAAGCATTCCAACCTTGTCCAACTAATGTAATACCATGAGAAGCCAAAACTGACAATGGGTCTGTTGTTCCATCTTCAAATAACAGACGATCATTTTCGTCAGCTGAAGTATTTAGTACAAGAAAGTCTCCATCATTACTTGCAGAACCATCTGTAGCATCTAATTTAAATCCAGACAGTAATGCTATAGTTCCTGTCTTATCCTGTAAGGAAGCAATCCTATCAGTTGTTGGTTCATTTATTCTAAAAGTAGTTTCGTGTGCATCAGCAGTCGCACCTTCAAAAACAAATGCATTGGTTACATTTATTTGTGTTTGATTTACAGTTGTGGTTGTACCAGATACAGTGAGGTTACCAGATATTGTAGCATTACCGCTGACTGCAAGTGAAGTGAGAGTACCAACTGATGTTAGACTTGATGCAGTTATGCCACTTGCAAGAGTATTACCAGTTAAGTCTGCAGCTGCAGCTGTAGAACTTACATCTACGCCAATAAATTTACCAGCAGAAGAACTATACTTTAAAAATTTACCATCAACTTTTGCAGTAGTTCTTTGAACATCATCTAAAAATTCTAATCTTACTTCACCACCACCAGCACCAGACATTTGTGAAGATGAAATTTGTTGTGCAATAAGTGATCTGAAATTATCAAACTCTTTTCG